TTGGAATAGCTGGACCTGTGCCACGTAAAGCAAATTCATCAATATTAGCTGGATTTTGTACTACAGCAGAAAAATTAGGCGTTGCATAATATCTTTTGCCATCTGTTCCCATGTAAAATATTCTTCCATCTGCTACACCAAAACGTTTCATTGATTGATCTAATGGCATGTCAGGAAATTTACTTTTTGCGTATTCTTGAACTGTGTAAAAACTATCACGCGGTAAAGACCCTACGGCTATACCTGAATTATCTATGTAATTGTTTTCTAAAATTGGGGCATACATACCTTCTGCTTTAGAGTCATTATTACTAGAATTCATTATAGGACCAGTGTCCGCTTTCATTACTGGTGCATTTTCAGGAATGTTATTATTTACTTTTTTTGACGTATCTGTTTGTTCAGATAACATGTTAAAGAAGTCTATTGTTTGCTCACTCATAAATTTAATATATCCGAATAATTAACATCAAATTGTGATGTATCTTTTGTTGTTCCAATTTTTGCTTCTAATTCTTTAAAAACTAATTTTACTAAATCTTGATCAGTGTAACTATCGTATGCTTCATCTTTTCTTAAATCTTGAAACATTTGATTACCAATTTTATTAAATGCATCTTCAACACTTGATAAAATCATAAATTGTTCTGGTGCAAATTTACCACTACTATCGTAAGCATCAAAACCTGAAGCCATTAATAAATTGCTACGAATAATTGATAGCCTAGCATTTTTCATTACACCTTGTAATTTAGATTGGTATTCTGTTGGTGAACCACTAAATGTTCTTGGGTCTGGTAAAGCGCGCATAATTCTTTTTGCTTCTGCTTCACTCATTTGTGCGCCTGTAATAGCTTTAATGTATTGGTTTGTTACATCCCATGCTTGTTGTTCCCATGCATAATAATCAGACATTAACTGCTTATCTTCATCAGAAATATCTCCAAATACATTCCAATCACCTAATGAGTCTTTAAAAGAGTTCCAACTAATACCTAATCTTGTAGGTATTTCTGAAAATTCTGGTCGCCATGCTTTTTCTAATCTTTCAAATGCTTGGTAATTTTTTGTTCCTAAAACAATTTCTTTTTCTAAATCTTGTTTAGTTTTCTTTTCCATTGATTGACCATCGCCACCAATAGTAAATGTTGTGTTTCCACTAGCATCTGTTGTAACACTAATTTTCTTTTCATTGCCGTTCATTACAGCCATAATGTATTTTTGTTTTTCTTCAAATGATAATTGACGGCCTAATAAATTTTCAAAGTCACGGATATTTTTAGCATAGGTTCCTTCTTTATCTGGGATTTGATATTTACTTGGATTAGCTAAAATATCTTTAACACTGACATATTCTCTTAATGGTGAACCATCGTCTTTTAATACGGGTTTATTAGTTTCCGTATCCATTACTATCATTTCTTTTACACTAGGAACTTTATCTAAATTCTTTTGTTTATTCATGTAAAGATCAGCAATAAACTTAGCGCCTTCTTTATGTCCTAATGTTAAAGCAAATGCTTTTTCTTCATTATTTAAAAAATCACTTGCAATTAAATTATTAAAAGTGTCTTTTGCTTGTGCTTCACTTTCTAAAGCTGTTGTTGTTTGTAATTGTTGTGTTGCTCTATTAATTGAATTATCATAAGTATTCATTCCTGACTCTACGCCAGCTTGTAAAATCATTGCAGGATTAATATTTTCTGTTGCTGGTCTTTTACCAGCTAAAGCTGTCATTTTTAATCCAGCATCTAATAATCCTCTCCCTCTTGCTCGTCTTACTGCATCAATACCTAGTAAATTTGCTGTAGGATTATTTGTTAAATCAGGAAATAATAATTTTTCTAATGCACCCATTATGCAAAACTTCCTAATCCACCGAGTAAAGCACCACCCATTAAGTATGGATTAGCCGAACCTGTAGCATTAATCATATCGTAAATACCAGCACCACTAGAAGCACCGCCTAGTATTCCCATAATAGGATTTCTTGTCATTGGTGTTATGGTAGATTGTGATGTTCCAAAAGGACCACCAACACTCGCTTGATACTCTCTTAGTTTTTCGTATGGTTTACGTTGCTCAAATTCAAATCGTTTCATCGCATCACCAAGTTGTCTTTCTGCTAATTCTTCTCTAGCACTACCGACAGTTTGTAGTTTAGCTATATCGTTGTAATCCATTTCACCTAATGCTGGTGCTCTCATTGACATAGAGTCCATAACAGCACGTTCTCTGTTATAGTTATCGGCATACACTTGATTAGCTAAGTTACCTAAAGAGTCTGCTACCATTCCTGTATGTGCAGGGGAACCATAACGTCCAGCTTGTGCTACGTTGGAGTTAACGCCTGCGGTTACTTTACCTGACATTGTATTAAATAAATTATTTAAATACGGGTTTGTTGATGGATTAAGAAAAGCACCACTCATTACATTGTCTGCGTAAGTTTGTGATTTATTAAGTAACGGATTACCTTGTGTTGCTCTTGCTTTTGCTAATTGTAACGCTGTCTCTGTTTCATTGGCAAAAGGAACATAAGTTTGATTTGGGTAATAATTAGGTACATCAGAATTAAATAATTCTTCCGCGCGTTGAAATCCTTTTTCTAAATACGGTGCTTGTGTTTGCCAAGGTTCCGTAATTGTTTGTGTTGTTTGCGTTCCTGCACTTTTACTCATTTTAATTCCTTTGTCATAACAATATGTTTAGCTTCATAATCCTTTAATTTTTTTATCCATCCTTTACGTCCGACTAATTCGATACGTTTACAGTTATTATCTTTGGCCCAATCTTCCACTTGCGATGTCATTTGATTTAACCATTTTTTCATATTAGAACCACCAGCTAAAAACCAGCGACATACTTTAAATTTAGGATACTCTATTATTTGCGTTAGAACGGCCGACTCTACTTTATGTGTCCAGCTTATCCATAACTGCATATCTTTTTGTAAAATACCGTCTAATAAGTTTTGACCATTATACGAAAAGTCATCATACATGACCGCTTTCAATAATAACGGTTCTACTTGCCCCCATATAATATGAACATTCTTAGGAGGAACATAAGAAATTATTCTATCCGATGATGATGTATTTGTACGTTCTATCTGTTTGACCATTGTTTGCATGCGTTAATGTTGCGGTTTGTTTTCCTTGTGCGGACACATACAAGCTAGTTATTCCTGCCGACGCGTTTGACGTTGTTGGCATAAATACAATAACACTGCCACCACCTAAACGTTTATCATTTAACGTTGTTGTCGTTGTTGACGCGGTTAAGGTTATTGAGCCTGTACTGTTTAATTTTCCATCTAAGGAGTTGTTTGTAACAATGGCTATTTGTCGTCGATGATCTTCTTCTACTGGATTAGATAACGGGACAGCTTGAAACTGGCCAGCCATTATCGTTTTCCTTCGGGTCTTGCTTCGACATCAACACCCTGCATATTCGTAAAGTTTCCATTTACGATAACTCTTAATCGGTGATACCTTGAATTAGTTCGTAAAGGACAATCACCTGATGCTTTTACGGTTACGGCACTTCCTGTCGTTAATGCATCTGCTTGGGAGGAACGAGAGATTGGTGTAACTGTTATTGTCGTGTTTTCTCCGTTCGCGTCTACAATTGGACGTGCGTTAATTAACGTTGATCTTTTACCTTCAGCACCTTCAAACTCTGTTGTATCAACGGTAGCGGTCATTGACCCACCCATAAATTTACCAAACTTTTTAGCGCTCGAAAATCCTGCTAAACCAAGAACACCTTCTTGATAATAATATGAGTCTAATGGTCTAGGTAAATCATCTAATGACCCTAATACATCTAAACTTTCTACTGTGGTAAAGGCTTCTTGTGAAGCTGTAGAAATAAATTGTAAATCTAATCCTGATCCTGTTGACCATTTATCTACACTATAATTATAAATAATTAATTTATTATTTATTGTAGTAGTAGATGTTGCATCTGATCCTCTGTAAGACCAAACAACAATACTATTGTTAGGATCTATTGCACTACATATACCATCTAAATTAGAAGATAGATCGTCATAAAAAAAATTATCAACTTTACCATTACCTATTGGTACAAGTTTTTGACCACCAGATAACATATAAAATCCATCTTGAGCCAAGAAGAAAATCATACTACCAAAAGATACTATGCTCTTATCACAAAATGCCCCTATATTGTCTGAAATCTTATCAAACCTAAAAATTAATGGCGTTCCAACATATGACATACGATAGATTGCTTTTTCAAAAAATATTATTCCTGAATTTTCTCCACCTACTATGCCTACAAGGTTTCCATGTTCACCAACTATATCTTGAAAACCAGATTGTGTTGTTTGACTTGGAGTCCAGGTAGAACTATCATTAAGTCCAGACCATTTAACTCGTTGGTTGTAAACTGTTGATGACTCTGTTGTATAACCACTTACAACAAAGTCTCTAATAACTGCTAAGTATTTTGCTTTTAGTGTAACAAGATCTGAGAAAGCACTATCAACACCTTCTTCAAACTTTTGTATATTATCAGCACCATTTGTTGCAATAATGTTTGC